CGCAATCCTTCCGGGCTGTGTCCCATACCCAATGCCGCGCAGGTCAAAGACCCGGACTGATATGCATCAACATGAGCGGCATTGTCGGCTTTGTGCAACAGTGCTTGGACGGTCAGATCGATGAGGCTGCTGATCCAGATCAGCCTAAACCTGCCCTCTTCCGTCTTCTGGGGCGAATGCCCCTCCCCCTTCATGAAGATGTCCTTGACGTCGGCACAGCCGAGCTGAACAAGCTCAATCGGATTGAGGTCGTCGAGCTGGCTACCGGCCACGGCGATCAAAATGAGCCTGCTGAGAGCCAAATCAACAACTTCTTCCGGATGGGCCCTCACCCATGCGGCCTTCTTCATGTTGCGGTAACGCGCACTGACACCGGAGGACTTATCCTCAAAGCCAAGGAAAGTCTTCAGGAAGCCGGTCTCACCCTCCTCCAGATAACTCTTAATGGGTGTATCACCAATGCCCGCGGCATACTTCTCGCGGACGAGCTTAACCGCTGCGTCGAAATCCTCCTGCTGCTCAGCAGTGAGTTTGGGACGGCTAGCGGTGGCGAGCTTCGCCTGAGCGCGAAGAGACCTATCAATGTTCTTCTTGGAGCTGGCGGGAATCTTGTACTCGCCCTTGGTGCACCCGTGGCGCCTGTCTGCATAATACGACTCCGCCAAAGAGCGGAGACGCTTCTGCAGATCGGACTCGTTGTTATTGATCTTCTTCACCTTCCCAGCACGCTGTGCCTCGTAGGAACCAACACGACGGAAATAAGGAGTGCCATCCCGGTCGGGAATGGTCTCGCAGTCTCCTTCCAACGCCCACTCGGGCGAAACCTTCTTCATGTAGTCACGTAGCAAAGAATTGGAGGGGACGGCGAGAACGGCACGGAGCCGCTCCCGAACATCGTCGGTTGCTTCTTCGTTATAGTAAGAAATTTCCCTCAAAACGCGTGGCGCCTCATCATGTAGAATCCCATGCTTCCAAGACCGGACATTACGGTCCATGTCAAGGAGAATCTGCTGGCGGGCAATAGTAATTGCCTGCTCTGCAAGACTCTCGCCCACAGGAGGCTGAGGGGGAAGTAGCGAGGGGCCTGGCTCAACAACCGACTTCTGCATTGACAAATATCGCTGCGAAGCGCCCGGTCGGGCGTGGCCGGTCCAACCATGCTTGAGTTCCATCATCTCGTCCTCGTCCTCGGACTCATAATCCGACTCGTAAGAGGCATAATACTCTTCCCAACGGCGTGTTCTGCGTTCCTTCTTGCTCTCGCGTGACTCGCCGGGGGTGACCAAACTGTCGCCCCACTGCTGAATACGCTCAAGCAATGGGTTCTTAATCAACATCATCCGCCCAAGGTTGGCAACAACTGCATCAGTATGCATAAACAAGTTTGCCTTCCCACGGTGATGCTTCAACGAGTGGGCGGGCTGACCAAGCCAAAGGCCTGCGAGCTTGAACCCACTCTGAACAACACCAACACCAGAAGAGCTGGCGCCGGGCTGCGAAACAATCTCAG